CCAGACGCCGAAGCAATCGCATCCTGAAGAGCTTGTTCCGTAACAGTTTGAAGGGGAGCCACCGCACTACAAGTTGATGTAGTCGCCGACTGGGTTGTAGTCGTAACGGGTGTAGTGCCGCCCTGATTGTATGTTGTCAACGTTACACTAGTTCCAGCACCATAGGCCGTAATTCTAAAATCGTAAGCCGCAGATGCAGAGGAGATAACAGACGCCCACGATTGCGCAGCCGATTGACTATTCGTTGACCAAATACCGGAACCAAGGCCGGATGAATAGCGATATTGAGTCTGACCAATCGACGAACACTGACCAACAGCCGCAGTCTGAACAACCAAATTCCCCGCACCGTCTTTTGACAACGTGAAGCCCAATTCTTTTGCTGTATCGTACAGAGCCACACCCACGCCGAAGACAGTCAACGCGCCCATCCCCTTTTTCAACAACGCAGCGCCAAGTATTGGAGCGACTTTAGCGGTCGTCGTGATTGGCAGCCGAACACCGTAGCCGAGAGGCAGCGACCCCGTACGCGTGACGGTTGGTGCACCGCCAGCAGTTGCGATGTTCGGAACACCCGCCCCAACTATTGGCGTGCCGTTTGAACCGTAGGTCACTGTCTGCTTATTCGTGCCAGTCAGGTTTGACATAAACCCGGTGAATGCAGAATCAGGAGCAACAGCCGCCGCCTGGGCGTTTCCTACCGCGCCAAGAGCCAGAGCACCAAGCAGAGCGAGAACCCGTATTGATAGAGCAAAGGGTTTGACATGGATTAATTTTCCGGCAGAGGGTTTCGCAACAGGTTGAGTACTTGTTTCACGCCCCAAATCACGCACACGGCCCCAAGCACTATCCCGAATAACTGCGTTTGGGCTGTCACCATTGCCGGGTCGACCGTTTCCCCGGTAAACAGGTTGTATTCCGTTTGAGTCATCATGGTAAATTCGTTCGACGCACACACCGTATTTGTGGACGTGAGATAAACCGCGTAAGCCGTTTTGACCGTTGAGGCCGAAGTAGGGAAAGCGTAAATGGTTAGCGGCTTGATGCATTGCATGGTTTCTCCGATGTTGGAGGTAACAGCCTGGGCGAACCCAAGCCGCTACAGCCAACGGACGAATTAACGACCGATGAGCTTCAAGACCTTGCGAACGCCGAAAACAGCGGCAGCCATGGTAATCATCACAGCCAACACAGCCAGGACGGCTGTTTGAGCGTCAGAGATACCAGCAGTTGCAGCAGTGATATCCACAGCAGCGAACGAAGAACCAGCCACCAGAGTCAGGGCCAAAGCGCCCAAGTTTTTGTAGTTCATGACGAACCCTTTCAAAAGCAGCCCAAAAGCGAGCCAGCAAACCCCCGCAGTGCAGAGGCTTGCGGACGGCTTTTATTTGACCGTGGATTTAACGAGGACAGGGCGCAGCGCCCAATTGCCTTGGCGGTCAATGTAGACACTCGACGGGCCTAGTTCATAATCACCAATGGGGTAATACAGAGGTGCACCAGCATCATTTTTTTCGAGGATGGTTTCCACTTTTTCAGGGTAAGGGTTCCGATTTCCCTGACGGTCAGAGAGATGCACCCACATGGTTTGAAAAGAGAGGCTGTAAGGCTTTTGGGTTTTGGCAGAAACGCCGGACACGGTGCGAACGTCAGTAGACGCAATGGAGACTTTAATCATGATGAATGTTTACCGTTTTAGGTGCTGGTCAATTCGACCAGTAGCCGGATTATGACCTACAACAAACGATTTTTCGCAAGGGTTGAAAAAATAGTTGGGTCCCGGTATGCAATGGCGCAACAGACCGGGCTAGATGAATCAAATTTGTCCAAGATGTACCTTGGAAAGCGCCCAATTTCCATGGTCACTTTCTTGACCCTTTGCCTATGCGCCCGCCTTGACCCTTGGGAACTGATGCCCGAATGGTTTGAGAGTCAAAACCTTGAGGTTAGCAACGAGGTTCGCAAATGGCTGGCAGCACAGAACCCACGCTTGCGCTTTATGTTGGGTGCACCACCGTCAGAACACCCGCCTTGATGAGTGCTTGCGAGTGCGTAGAAGAGAGAACGCGTTCCATTAGCGCCATTTTGTCACCGTCCAACGCTTCAAGGGCGGTGCGAAGGATTGCACCGTAGGACACGCGGCAATTCTCTAAGGCCTTGTCCAGCGTAGCGATAGGCTTCAAGTCCGGCAGTCTGTCCATCTTGCGGCCCTCGACACGGCCCAGAAGTGAGGCACAAAATGGGTTCGCACCTGCAAAGAAGGTATCCCGGTCAGTTAGCGTTGTCCAAGGAAGGAAGGTGTCTACAGCTTTGAACTCCACTTCAACCCGGTAGATGTTTTCCACCTTGTCCCCGCCGATGTGCGTAACTGTTTCCGGCGTCTTGAAATTCTTCAACAACTCGAAACCCTTCTCGTAACACCTTATGAATTTTGCGTATTCCCGTTTGCCGATGTAGACCGTTTTGCCCGCGCGTGGGTCACTTGATTCGATGGTTCGACGCACTGGCGGACGCCCCGCGCCGGAAGTCCTGAACTGCCCAGCTTCATGAGCCGCCACGACCATATCGTGTGTAACTTCGCCATCGTAGGTCGTCAAGCAAATGTCCACGCGCCGCACGTCAGCATCTTGGAGAACCGTAGACACTCCCGCCAACGCTTTCCAATCCTGAACCCATGCGCAACCTTCGCCCGTGAGAATGACCCGAACCCACCCCCTTTGGGATTCCCCATCGTAGTCAATCCGGCCCGCGAGAATGTCGCCGCCAATCAGTATTTCACCAGCGCGCAACCACCCGTCCTTACCTTCAATTCCAGGGGAGAAAGTGACCAATTCCGCAGCAGTTCCAAACGCTGGCCGGAGGCACTCAAATGCAAAAAACGGTGAATTTCGGCAGCGAAAGGTAAGCCAATCAATTGCAGTTTTCATAAATAGCCGCGCCGTTTATTTACGATTCCGCGCTGTTTTGGGAGATTTCCCCCCCGTATTACTAGACGGGGGGGTAATTGCCGTTTTTCCGCGTTTTGCGCGCTCAATAACAGCATCACCAGCAACAGCCAGACCCGCCGCATAGCCATGCAGTTCACGACTCAAAATACCGGGAGCCTGACGCGCCGTTTCTATTTTTTGGGCCATGTAGTCGGCGGCGTCCAATGTGTCTTGGAGCCACTGCGCCATGCAACGCCCGATAGGGACTCCCGAGCCATTGGCTATTCGCGTGAATACATCATGCGTGGCCTTCGATACCGGAATGGTTAGACGTACTGTAGGGGTTTGCATAGTGGGGTAATTAATGGTTACGAGTGCACCATTATGCACCAATGAGAACACCCGGCAAGGGCGGCAGGCCGCCCTTTGCGCCGGGTTTCTTTTAGGGACGGAATACCGTACCGCTTCGCTACATGCTTCGCATAGGGAGAGCCGAGGAGCATTCACCCTAAATTACGCTATTCGCTATTTAGGGTTCAGAAGTCAGTGTTTTCCAAAAGCAAAAGCGAGGGCTTCGCGTTCGGCATCGTCAATGGGCCGGGGTTTGAATTCAGGTTCAATCAACGCTTTAGGCGTGCCGTTAACACCCGCCAACTCCTTGCACTGCGCTGGCTCAACTTCGACTTTGATGCCGCCAACGTCGAAACAACCGCAACGGTCACGAACCACAATGCAGCCAGCAGGCACAACCGCCGCCACTGGAATAGGCTCAGGAGCGACCGCCTGCGTTTCTGAAGGGGTAGCTTCCACCGGAACCGCTTGAGTCTCTGCAATAGCAGTTTTGGGCTGTTCCTGCGCCTTTGCGCTGATGCCCTTGCCCGTCATAGCCCCGTTCATCACGCCAAAGGCCGTGGGCGCAACCGCCAGACCCCCGACAACCGCCATGATTGGGACAACAAGCCAAAACGGAACTTTTTGCTTCTGTTTAGTGTGTAGTTCGCTAGATTTATACAGCTTGTATGCACTTTTCGGGTATGACCAAAAGGACGTGGTCGCCGACTTTGTGCGGTGCACATCGACTGAGCATCCGTCCCAATCGTAGACCACGCACCGCGCCATGCCGAACATGCGCCGAATGTGAATGTGACGGCCTACCAAGCGCCTGACGTTTTGGTCAATGAGCATGGGGTTTTGGGTCACGATAACGAAGTCAACACCCTTATGGCGGTGCGTTTCGAGCGCCTTGATTTCTTCGGGCGGCTTTGTTCCCATGCCGCGTGGCCGCCAGTGACGCTGCACCTCATCGACTACAAGCACATCACCGGGCTTGCACCACATGTTCCAGTTCCACAGGCCGTCCCCCTCACCCCTGACGTTTTTGCCGTCCAATGCCTCATCGTGCTGGGACATCATTTCGTGCGGCATGACCAAATCAGGTATGCCATCGACGACGACCCGCCTTGCGGTTTCTTTCCCGTCCTTGTCGGTGATTTTCTCAGCCGCGAGTTTTTGCACAAGCGTGGAGACAGCGTAAAGAGTTTTGCCAGACCCCGGAACGCCCGTTATCAGGTAAATCATTTAGTAACCCACTTTGTTGCCGAGGCAGCGACCCAGATACCCACCCTTGTTGAGAAAGCCCCCGCCACGATGCCCAAGGCTTGCGGAATGCCTGCGATGCTCACAAGTTGGAGAACGTCAGCAGGAAGCCCACCCCAATTGGTTGTAGCCATGGAAATAAGCCCATCCAAAGCAGCCGTCACCCCGGTAAATGTGAGAGTACCAAGACCTACCGCAATGAGCGCCTTGATAACCAACGGCCCGATTGCGCCCATCAAAAACGCCGCTAATGTGGACATTTAGGACACCTTGAAAGAATCAGCCAGCACATAGGCAGACAGGAATGCCGCCATCACAAGGAACAGCGCCTTGAGAATGGCCAGTTGGTCGCATAACGGCTGGTAAGACACCGACCATGAGAACGAGTGACCGAGCACCGCGAACGTGCGAGACAAGGGCGCAGGACACCCAGACGCAGAACCGAAATTAACAGGGGTCACGGTGACGGCCTGCGTTTCTTTTCTAAGGGTTTGAGGGTCAGCAGTTCCGAATTCCGCACAACCGATACGGCTTGGGTTCTTTTGGCATTCAGTCTGTTCAGGGTCAGGACTGACCTCTGCGGGCTTTGTGGTCGTATCGGTGACTGTCTCTGACGTTGTGGGGGTACCCGTTATCGGGTCAACGGTCGTTACTTTTTCAGTTGTGGTTACCCGCTCGGTACAAACTACCGAACCGCCATCCATGACGGTAGCCCCATCCACATAGGTGCAATCGAACTGCGTTTTTTTCGTGGTTTCTTTGGAGCCAGAATTTGAAACGGTTGAAGGGCCATCGACAGTAGCAGGGCCGGTAACTTTTGGCTGTTCTACTGGAATGTCATCTCCGGTAAGGTTTGCAGCGTCAACCAAGGCTTGAGAAACCGCAGACCCGGACGGCCAACCAGACGCCGAAGCAATCGCATCCTGAAGAGCTTGTTCCGTAACAGTTTGAAGGGGAGCCACCGCACTACAAGTTGATGTAGTCGCCGACTGGGTTGTAGTCGTAACGGGTGTAGTGCCGC